AAATATCAGGACTTGCATATTGCTGACATCTGGCTTACCTCCAGCGACAGCCTGATCGGCGATACAATTCTGCTGTTTCAAGGGCTTCAGGGCGACCCTGCCGAGTATCACCACACATCCGGCTACTCCGGATCCGGTAACATCCTCGAGGCTCTCAAGTACGTAACCGAGCGCAGCGGTGCCTGCTATTTCAGAAGCTGCCACACTCTCAAGGTCATCCGCAATATCACCTGGGACGAAGCGGTGCGTGCGGACATACTGTTTCACGCAAAAAAATATCAAGGCTGGCCGTATGCATACGGCAAAGTCGTTATTCTGCAAGCGCTTGACTGTATTTTCCGCACCGATTGTTTCACGCGACATTTTACCGTGACGCCGCTGCCGTACTGCTCGCAGCTCTGGGCTAAAGCCTGTCAGCAGGCGGGAGCCCTTGCGATGGTTAACGGAAAGAGACCTGATTCCGTCAACCCGGATGACTGGGACGACCACAGCAAGATATGGCCGCGGCAGTGGCGCACCGTGCTCGAGCATGACGGGCGGATCTGCAAAATCTACAGCCCAGAGGAGATGAACGCATGACACCAGAACAGATCGCCGGGATCGCATCAATTGTGGATATTATCGCCAAGGTCAACGGCTGGGGCATCGGAACGCTCATATTCATGCTGGTAGTGCTCCCCTGGATCTGCCTGATCGTCATCACCTACTTTCAGCGCCGGCAGGCAGAACGCCGCTTCGAGGAAGCGGTACAGATGTATGAGAACAATGTCACCCTGGTAGAGAAGAACGAAGAGTTGACTACCGCATATAAGAAGCACCTTGAGGAATTCAAGGATATCGTATCACTAAACACGCAGGTATTTACCAGGTTGACTGAGGCCATAGAGAAAAACCAGTTTTGCCCCTATAACCGCATACAGAAAGCGGCTTCAGGGCCGCAGATCGGTGGATAAGCGCAATGAGTGAACGGTTGATCCTGCAGGGAGCCCTGGCAGAGAAGAAACAGCGAAGAATGGAAATGGCTGCACATGCGCAAGGGATAATCCGCGCGCTGAAAATAATCATTCAGCCCGCATCGATTACTCCGCTCGCGGAGCTTCGCACAGATGAGGCGCGGGAAATGATAGATGAGCTGGATGATCTGCGAACTGCATACCTGCGGCTGCTCGGCGAGATAAAAGAGATCGAAAAGGAGCTGGGCGTCAATGGGTAACATGGTGCGAAAGCATTGCCGCATCACTGATGAGCTGCCTGCGGAGATCCGCGAGCAGGTTGACCGGCTGCTGATCGAAGGCGGTACGACCTATGATGACATTCAGACCTTTCTGGCCGAGAAGGGCTATGACATTTCCCGCTCTGCGATCGGCCGCTACGGGAAAGATTTCTTTGCTGCCTACCAGCGGCTGAAGGTGATTGAGGATAAATCGAGGGCGCTGGTGAGTGAAGCCGGCGACGGCATGGTGCTCGAAGAGGCGGCAAGTAAGATTTTCACTCAAATGATTATCGAGGCTCAGCTTTCAAAAGAGCTCGACATCAAAGAATTGCCTCGCATTATTTCCGATTTCGCGAAATTGCAGGCTTCAACCGTACTGAGAGAGCGGTTTAAGGCAGATTTTAGGAAGAAGTTCGACAAGGTTATGAGCGATGCTGAGAAGGAAAGTAAGAACATGACCAAGGATGAGCTGGTTTCCATGATACGGGAGCGGGTCTATGGCCTCGTCTGATGCTGCCATCAACCTCTACGACTATCAGAAGCGCTGGATCCTGGATAGGTCCCGGTTTAAGGTCGGCATGTGGGCCAGGCAGACCGGCAAATCTTTTTCCACCGCGGCTGATATCGCACTGGATAGTCGCGAGCGGGACCGTAACAAGTGGGTAACGATATCTTCCGGTGAGCGGCAGGCAAAAGAGCTGATGGACAAGGTGAAGCTGCACGGTGAGATCACCGGCATGGCGATGAAGTTTGCCGAGGAGACCTACGGCTACACAATGCCTAGCGGGCAGAAGGATGAGTACAAGGTACTTGAGATCATTTTTGCCAACGATTCACGCGTAATCGGAATACCGGCGAATCCGGACACGGCACGCGGCTATTCGGCTAATGTATACCTGGATGAATTCTCTGTGCACAAGAACAGCCGCGAGATCTGGGCTGCGGTGTTTCCCATTATTTCGCGCAGCGGCTACCGTCTGGTGATCACCTTTACCCCGAAGGGTAAGCAGAACAAAGCCTATGAAGTGTGGAACAATCCAATATTTTCCAAGCACCAGATCGACATCTACCAGGCAATCGCCCAGGGCTGCCCGCATAGCCTCGATGATCTGAAAGCCGGCATCGATGACCCTGACTTGTGGGCACAGGAATACGAGCTGGCATTCCTGGATGAAGCGACAGCTTGGCTCACCTATGACCTGATCAATGAGGCAGAGAATGATCATGCCGGAATCCCGGAGCTTGCCAGCGGTGGTGCCTTTTATGTGGGTATGGATATCGGCCGAAGGCGCGACCTCACCGTGATCTCGGCAGTGGAAAAGGTCGGCGATGTCGACTGGACCCGCGAACTTACCGTAATGAAAGGTGCAACATTTTCCAGCCAAGAGCAAGAGCTCGATCGGGTTATCCGCCAGTTTCATCCGCGCCGGGTGTGTATCGATCAGACCGGTATGGGTGAAAAGTTCGTTGAGGATATGAAGAAACGATACGGTGAATACCTCATCGAGGGTGTTCTTTTCAGTGGGGCCGTGAAGCTCGATTTGGCCACGAGCATAAGGAAGCGCTTCGAAGATCGGCAGATCCGCATTCCCATCGATCGAAATTTGCGAGACGATCTGCACAGCGTGAAGAAGGTAACAACCTCTGCTGGCAATATCCGCTTTGATGCTGAGCGCACTAATGACGGCCATGCTGATAGGTTCTGGTCTCTGGCACTGGCTGTTCATGCTGGCGGTACCGCGGCTGCAAAACCGGTTTATGGCCATGTGGATCCGGAAGAGACGAAGCGTGCCGGCGCGGAGCTGATGCGCTCAGGCCAGCGCGGTGAATCGGCGGAAGCACAGAGCGGCCGTATGTGGGGCCGCGGATTGCCGCAGCAGATGATGCGGCGCTCAATGCTCAATTCCATCGGATCATAGGATAGGCGATATGTCATCGATACGGGAAAAAGTCGCACGTTTTATTGCACCGAACCTCAAAAATGATGAAGAGCTCCGGACGATCGTCAAAGAGGAAGTCGAGCGAGCGCGCATGGAGATGCCGATCAACCTCGATTACGACCCGCAGGGTGACGGCTATCGCAGGCTCACCAATGACGGCCAGATGCGACGAGACTTGTCGCCGATGTCTCAGGATACCATGATTGAGCTCGCCTATTACATGTACGATTCCAGCGGACTTACGAAACGTTTTGCGCGCGATACGAAAAACTTCGTGCTTGGCGAAGGCGTGAGCTTCACAGTAAAAAACGACACAAAAACTGGCGATGCGCAGACGGTGCTCGAGCGGTTCTGGAATCATTCGATGAACCAGCTCGATCTGCGCTTACGTAACCGCATCGAATTCCTCGGCTTGCTGGGCGAGCAATGCTGGCCGGTATCAGTCAATAGGCTGAACGGCATGGTGTTTCTTTCCTATGTGGACCCAAGCAACATCCAGGATGTGACGCTCTATCGCAATTACCCGGAAGTGATTGAGTTCGTGCGGCTGCGTGGCACTGCCGGCCAGGCGGGCCCCACGTTGCGCGCGATCCGTGAAGAGCTGGATCCACGCAAACGCGAATATGGACGCCTCACGGGTGAATGCTTTTTCTTTGCCATCAATCATCCACCGAATAGCCCGCGAGGCCGCAGCGATTTCATCAGTCAGTTTGATTACATCAATGCGATGGAAGAAAGCACGTTTGATGAACTCGATCGCATCAAGCTCATGAAATCGTTTATCTGGGACGTCATGCTCAAAGGGGCATCCAATGAAGACATAACGGAATTTTTACGTACGAATACTGCGCCCAAGCCTGGCAGCGTGCGGGCTCACAATGAAAGCGTCGAATGGAAAGCAGTATCCCCTGACCTGAAGCTGTACGAGTCAAAAGCCTTCTTTGATTATATGCGATCCTACATCAGCGCCTGTCAGAATCGGCCGACATCCTGGTTGGGTGAAGGCGGTAAAGCCTATCAAACTGAGGCGGATCTCATGGGCGAGCCCACGTTCAAAGACCTGGGAGAGCGGCAGCTGTACGTCAAAAACATGATTGAGTTTGTGCTGCGCTTCGTGCTCGATCAGGCCATCCTCTACGGCGGCCTGCGTGAAGGGGAAGAGCCGTTTGAGATCAACGTAAATATGCCTGAGATGCAGACAAAGGATCTGGTGAAACTGGTGACAGCGCTTTTCACTCTTTCGCAATCGCTCATGATTGCTCAGTCCTCAGGCTGGATCTCTCAGGAAACCGCAACGGAACTCTACGCCACAGTGGCTGAACGCATCGGATTTGAAATTGATGCTGCCGCTGAAATAGATAAGGCGGCCAAAACGAGAGTCGCAGATGGCCTCACGAAAGACTATGCAGCGCGCGAGGCGATGATTCTCGATATCGTTGAGCGGATCCGCAAAAAAGACAGCGGAGCGAAACGATGACCAGAAGAGAGAAAGCCTACAACAAAAAGCTGGAATCGCTGATCGACCAGGCGCTCACCCTCCAGGATGATGCCGTGGATCGAGTCAACAAGATTTTGACTGCGACGCGCACGGAGTTGGCCGCCAGCCTGGCGCAAACACCGTGGGAAGCCCACTACTTGCCTCAGGCAAAAGACGCCATTGAGCGGGCAATACGGGGCTTTGAGCAGCAGTATAAGGCTGAGCAGAGCGAGGCACTGAAGACAAGCTGGAGCGCCGGTGTCGATATGGTCGATGCACCGCTTGCGGCTGCCGGGATCCGGCTGGTTGCTCCGGAGATCAGCCCGAGCACACTCGGGATCCTGCAGGGCTACTCAGCGGATCTCATCGGTGGCCTAAGCGCCGATGCTCTCAAGCGAGTGAATAATGAACTTACGATGGCCGTACTCGGCCAGACACCGCAGTACCAGGTGATGAAGACCATCGATGAGCTGCTCGGGATCCAGACACGAACAGGAATTTCCTGGAGGGCGGAGACGATCACCCGCACCGAGATGGCCCGAATCCACAGCGCCGCGCGAGAAGCCCGCATGCAGGCAGTGCTCAAAGGATCGAGCGATCCGGAAGTGCGATGGGGAAAGAAGTGGATTGCCTCCGGCAAGCGGCACCCGCGGTGGAACCATCGAGCACTGAATGGCACGATCGTCCCGATAGATGAGAATTTCCCAGGTGAAATTCCTTATCCACATGCACCGGGCCTCTCAGCGGAAGAGTCCATTAACTGCGGCTGCAGCCATGTGCTGGTGCCGCTTGATTGGGGAGAGCTGCCGAAGCAGGGTGAACCGGTCGAGTATCAGGAGCGGGCAGCATAAAAACGAGCGAGGAGAGATTGCAGACAAAACACACAGCGACAAGGAGAAAATCGATGAGCGATGAACAGATTACGGGAACAGGCGAAGGTGTTGGTGTTGGTGCTGAAGGTGCAGCCCCGGAAGGCGGCGATAGCGGCACGGGAAAAGGCGCTAAAACGGGCAAAGGAGCAAATCCCGGCCAGGCTCTGATCAATGAAGGCTGCACTGCATACGGAATTCCGAAAGAGCATGTCTTCTCATCCGGGATTGGTGCGGATGGTAAGGCAGTGATTGTGACTAACGGCGGCGCGAAGGTGCGCTACGGCAAAGGCGACCAGGTTGAGAAGCTCGACTACATCCGGGTTACCGGAATTAACCCGAATGCGAAAAAGAAAAAGCCGCTTGTCGGCAAGGAGCGTAAAGGCGGTGAATAAGGGCGGCCGCTGAGCGATTAACCGAAATTGGAGAGAGAGAATGTACTCAATCGACAATCCCCCAGACTGGCTCAAAAACCTGCCGAAAGGCGCGATCCGCATAGGTGTGGAAGTATTCAACCAGGTGCTTTCCAAAGCAGATGACGAGGATCGCGCCCGCATGGCGGCCTGGTCGGCCATTAAAGCGAAATACGAAAAAGCGGACGATGGCCAGTGGCAGCCGAAAGCAGCCGTCGACGGCAGCGATCACAGCCAGACGATCCGGGTGCGAGCGGCACGGCAGGCGGATGATAAGGGTCTGGTGTGGGAAGTCGTCATCATCGCTCCGGGCTTAAGCTCGAGCACGCCGCGCATGTTTTGGGAAGAAGAGGTGCTCAAGGAAAGCATCGAGCTGCTGCAGGGCGTCGATGTGAATGCCTATGAGCTGACAGCTGACTTCTTTTCGCATCTTCCGGTACCGGATCTCGGCATGCTCGAAGACATCAAGCGCTACCTGGTAGCGAAGAAAGTCGGCTGGATTGAAAAAGCCTGGTGGGAAGATGGCATCGGTATCAAAGGCACCATTCATTTCCTGCCCGATCAATCGTGGCTGCCGAATGCGCTCGAATACGGCAAACAGCATGGCAATGACGACGTGCTCGGCCTCTCGATCGACGCGCACATCAAGGGTGTGCAGGTCAATGTGGATGGCTGGACCGTCGTGTGGGTTTTGAAAATTCACTCCTACAGCAGCGTAGATGTCGTCACCTACCCGGCTGCAGGCGGACGATTTTTACGGGCCGTTGCGGCCCTTAACAACAACACGGAGGGCAAACGCATGGATAGAGAGAAACTGTTGCAACTGATTGAGCAGAAACGGCCCGACCTGCTGCAGGGAAAGGTCACGGCCTCGCTCGCAGATGATGAGATCTTCGAGATGGCACGCCAGGCAATGGAGCCGGTGACCGTTCCAGATCCCGGCGCTGGCGATCAGCGCGGAGCGCAGGGGCTCACGCTGGAAGCGGTGCAGGCCTTGATCAAAAATTCACTCAAGGACGTAACTACGGCAACTGAGCAGCGAGCTGCTTGTGCCCGGCTGATGGACAAAACCCTGAACGAAAGTAACCTGCCGCGGCCGGCGCGCCACCGGATCGAGCGAGCCTTTGAGGGCAAAGTGTTCGAGCAGAGCGCGCTCGATGCCGCCATCAAAGAAGAGAAAGACTACCTCGCCCAGATGGCAGGTCCTGGCGATGGCGCTCAAGCGCCCTGGGGCGATCAGACGCGGGTATCGATGGGCCTGTGCTGCCGGGAAAAGGTACAGATGGCGGTGGACAAGCTCTTCGGACTTACCGAGGACGATCTCAAAAAGATGGCGCGCATGAGTCGGCTTGATAATCGGCCGGTGTTTGAAGATCTGCGGGTCGGACAGGCAGAAGAGTATAGCAGCGTACCGGCACCTACTGGGATCCGCGAACTCTACGTGCTGCTTAGCGGCGATACGGAAGTAAGCGGCCGATTCTATCGCGACCGGCTGCCGGCTGATCTTCGCGCTGCTCAGGATATCAACAGCAGCACTTTTACCTATCTGCTCGGAAATACGCTCGGACGGCGAATGGTGAAAGACTACCTGGCTGTCGATTATCAAGAAAACCTGCTGATTTCTATTCGTAAGCCGGTTAAGGATTTCCGGCAGCAGGAAGCGGTGAATGTTGGGTATTTCGGTGATATCGACACAGTGGACCCGGAAACCAACAACTACCAGGAGATATCAGCGATCACCGATGAAGAATCACCCTACACGCTGATCCAGAAAGGAAACATTCTTACCTTCTCCCGGAAGTTTATCATCAATGATGATGTTTCAATAGCAAACCGCGTGGTTAATCGGGTGAACCGTGCGCTGCGCCGCACGCATGGAAAATACGTGTGGGACTTCTGGAGAAATAACGCGGACTGTTCCGACGGTACTGCATGGTTCACCAACCCGCACGGGAACTTACAGGTAAACGCACTCGGGTTTGCGGCCGCTCTGGCCCAATATATCGCGCTTGGAAAGATGACCGAGAAAGACTCTGGTGAGCGAATCGCGTGGTTTGATGGTGCCGGCGTCAAGCCGACCTTAATCTACCCAATCGATCTCGTGGCTACGGCTGAATCCATCATTAGTGACGAGTTCTACTACACCGGAAACGATCTCACTACGAAAACCAGAAATCCGCTGCGCGGGAAGATCAATGGTGCCCAGGTATCGCTGCTTACCGATGCAACCGACTGGGGCCTGCTTATGCCCGCTGATGTCGTGGATATCATCGAAATGGGCTATCTCAACGGCCGACAGGAACCTGAGTTCTTTGTGGCTGACGCGCCGCAATCCGAGCAGATGTTTGTGGCTGATCAGCTCCGCTATAAATTTCGCCACGAGTACGCCGGTGCCGTGATCGACTATCGGTCTGGAACTAAAAATGTGGTGGCTGGCTAAGAAACAGTCAAGGGTGAAGGGTAAGGAGCAAACAACCAGAACACCTTGCTCTTCACTCCTCACTATAACAAAACGGAGGATTGAACCATGAATAAACGATCGATCAAACTCTTGACCATGCTGCTTGTGATCTGGGTATTTTTCGCAGGCGTTGCAGATGCACAGGCCGCCTATAGCGTGAAAGAAGCATTCCTGCGAATCTCCGGTACAGCTGGTGAGACCCTGGCAACCGGCGATGTCGTATGTATCAAGGACGCCGACGGCTATGTGTATAAGGCTGACGCCAATGACGCTGCGCTGCGGCCGGCTGTTGGTATTGTTGGCAGTAAGGATGGAGCTTCGGGTGCAAGCGTCGAAATCGTCGTCCAGGGCGTTCTGACCGGATGGTCTGCACTTTCGGAAGGCGTTGCCGGCTACCTTTCCGAAACGGCCGCCGCGGTCACGCAGTCAGCGCCTTCCTACAGTCAGCAGCTCGGCTTTGCCATCAGCGCTACCGACTATTTTTTCTCCGTGCAGAGCTATGTCGATACGAGCGCGATCACGTCGCTGGGAGTGCTGTCGGGAACGACGCCGATCATTGTTGAGGGCTCGACGGTAGATGATAATGAGACGACATTAACATTCGCAGATCCAACGGCTGACCGTGCTCCGGTTATTCCAGACGCAGTGAGCGGCACGATCTATGCGACCAGCGTTACTGCGCACGCCACAACCGGAAATATCACCGCAGCTGAATGCTGGGGTGGCACGGTAACGAATACCGGCGCAGGCGGAGCGATCGTGTTGACCCTGCCCGATGCGGTGGCCGGCATGCAGGTACTGGTGGTGCTGCTTGCGGCTCAGGATGTAGATATCAACCCGCAGAATGCCGAACAGATTCTGACCGCTACCGATGCGGCTGGTGATGCAATCAGTTCGGCAGCGACCATCGGAAATTTTGCACTGCTTAAGGCGGTGAGTGCAACCCAGTGGATCGTACAGTCGTCGTCTGGCACATGGACCGATGTGAATTAACCGAAACGGTATCGAGTACACAAGGGCAGGCACCCATGCCTGCCCTTTTCCCAAAAGCAGAGAAACACCATGAAACGACTTTTTGCAACAATACTTGCGACAATCCTGCTGATCAGCCCGGTGCTGGCCGATGAGCATCGAGCCGAGGATATCACGTTTCTGGCCAGCGGCGTGAAAACCGGCACGGCTCAATCGACCGGGTTCAATATCGAGGAATACATTGAGGGCCAGATCCTGGTAGATGTGACTGCCGAGAGTGGCACCTCGACGCTCGATATCACGATCGAAACCTCAGCTGATAACTCGACCTGGTTCACGCATACCACACTGACTCAGATCAGTGCGACCGGCCGCGTACGGCAGGCGATCACCAATTTCGGCAAATACGTACGCATCAATTACACCGTGGGTGGAACGTCGTTTACCTTCAGCGTCGTGGGCGTGTTCAAGAACTAACGGGATCGAAAACCTATGTCGAACAGATCTGACTACATCGCTGCAATTGGAGAGCTGGTACCAGGATCTCATCCTATCGGAGAGCCGGAGAAGAGAAAGGCGATCGCAAAGGCGCTGGCTGAGCATTCGCGCAACAAGCCGCGCGTGATCGTTGAAGACGAAGTCGGAAACGGTACGCACGAATACGCACTTTCTGCTCTTGCGCTCTGGCAGGATGATTTCTCGATTATCACACAGATCGAATACCCGGTTGATGATGACGATGAAACAAAGGATTACCTCGAAGCTGAAGACTGGACCATCTATCAGAAGCCGGCAGGTTATTACCTGCACTTTCTGAATGACACGCCACTGGCGACTGAAAGCATGCGCATCACCTACACGGCACCTCATACCTGCACGGATGCTGACTGCACGGTGGCTGATGCGGATGAGGAAGCGGTACAGAGCCTGGCCGCAGCGCACTTTTGCCGCATGCTGGCCGCATGCTACGCGCAGGATCAGGATGCAACGATTCAGGCAGACAGTGTCGATCACAGCAGTAAACGGCGCGAGTATGAAGCTCAGGCAAAAGCGTATCGACAGGAATACTACAAACACATGAACATCGATGAAAACCGACCGAAGCCGGCCTGTGCAACGGCTGACTGGGATGTGGTTTATCCCAATGGCTGGGACCGGTTAACTCATCCGAGACGGCAGCGATAACAGATGGACGTAACCTATTCGATCGACATCGAGAATATGAAGAAGCTCATCGCCCAGTGTCCGCAGGTTTTTGCCGATGAGGCGCTGCAGCTCTTGCGCGAAGTCGTTACCGTGCTGGAAGGGAAAGTGGTGGAGCATACGCCGGTCGGCGTCGGAGGGGAAGCGGGCCTGCGTGGATCCATATCAAGCGATGCTTATATCAGGGCGCGGGAAATTGTCGGCACGGTGGGCACACCGCTTGCCTATGGTGAGGTGGTTGAGCGCGGCCGCACGGCGAACCAAGCAATGCCGCCAGTTGAAGCGCTTATTCCGTGGGTGCGAGCAAAGCTGGATGTGCCGGAAAAAGAAGTGCGCAGCGTGGCTTTTCTCGTTGCTCGATCGATCGGAAAAAAAGGCTTTAAAGGCGCGGACATGTTCGCTAAAGGCTTCAATGAGACTGAGCCCTGGATCATGACGCAGCTGCGCGGGCTGCCGGCGCGAGTGGCAGCAAGATTGGTGGAATAACTCTTTCACGGAAATGGAGATCAACATGAAACAATCAGTATTAAATCGCCAGCAGAAGATATTCTCCATCGTTATTGCCCTGCTCGCGCTTGTCGTGATCGTAGTGAATACCTACGCAGCAAACTCTACCCCGACACCGTCCGCTGTTGAAGGAGCTACCTGGACGCTTGATACGGTAGGCGTTATCACCACGGGTAAGGTTAGGATCCGGACGATTTACTGGGTCGACTGCACCACAAACGGCCATTCTTTTATAATCAACGACGCTGCCGGAAATCTGATCTGGAAGGATACGGACGGAGAGGCTGGCATCGGGCACCTGTTTTATATCGACCGCGTTGTGACTGGCGTGACGCTGAACACACTCGGGTCCGGAACGCTCATTATAGATGTAGCGCCGGTGAGGTATTGAGATGAGGTTTGCGCGAAGCACTATTTGGGGTCTTTATATTTGCCTGTTGTTTACTGTTAATGCGCAGGGGGCAACGTATTATGTTGACAACACACTTGCTGCTGACTGCGACGGTGCGGCTACCCACTACGACCCCGCAACGTGTGCTTGTGTGGCCGGAGCTGGGGCGAAGGGATATAACCAAATCTATGAGGCGGTAAACGCCACAAGCGCAGGAGATACCGTGCTCATCATGTATGGTACGGGGTCTATAGCGCTGGCAGCAACGATAGAATATCTAAGGCGGCAAATACCCTTACTATTCAGGGATACGACCCTAAGCACATACCAACCATTGATGCGTCCGCCAGCTTGTACGATTGTATCAACGTTGGAGGGACAGATTGGACTGTACAGTATTTGACTTTTTCGGGACTAGCCGATCCCGACGAATATGGAGTGCTAATAGGACAGTCCGGTTTCACTGGCCGGTATCTCACGTTTATCGACTGCGGCGAGAGCAATAGCAGTGAGGCACCTATCCGACTGTCAGGATCGCTGGGAACTTGTACTCTCGACCATATCCGGATTTATGGCAACGATGTCAACAATGGGCGCAGTCTAATTGATAGCACCGCAACATCGGGAACAATCAATCTCACAAACTCTCTTATTCTTGGCTTAAATACGGGGATAGTGGCGTGTGTCGGGCTGACAAATGCAACTAACCTGACCGTATACAATAGCACTATACTAGGTGGCCAAAACTCAGCTATCGGCAATTCCTATAATAGCACTACCGCTATTAATCTCAACGTGGTCAACTCCGTCGTCATGTCGGCTCCACTCGTTACGACAAACGGCTTTGGGATAAGTGCCGGTCACGCCAACACTGCGGTCAACTGCTCATACTCTCTGGTATCGTCTGGATTTATGAACGATGGAAATAACTGCTTTTCCGGGGGCACCCAGACGATCAGCAATATGATAGACGAAGGCCCGGGATTTGTCATCCCCGGCAAGAACACCGGATGTGTGGCTCTCACAATGGATTGGGATAATTACTCAGCGGAGGTTATGAAAGACGTTGCCGATGTATTTGCCGAAAAAGGGGTGGGCCTCACTTGCGTAGTGAATGCTGCATACTTTGCCCCGATTGGATCGCAGCTTACCGCTGACATTGCCGCCTGCTATAACAAAGGTGTTGACATCGGCTCGCACGGCTGGAGCCACACATCCATTGGCGATGGCGAGCTTAAAGCTTTTAATATGTACTATGTGGGATCGGGCACCTGCACCCTCACCGTTGCCAATAATACCCTAGCTACGGAAATCACTGGAGGCGGAGCAGAGGAAGAACTGAATATCGACCTCACGCAGTATGCCAGCACCAGCGGCGTAGATGCTTTGACTGCCCATATTAACGCTAAGGCTGACTATGTGGCGACCACAACTGGCCGCGAAGTAGTCGCCACTGCTCAGGCAACATCTTTAGCCGATGTGACGGCACAGGACATTACCGCAATCGGGAAAATTTATACTCTCCTCACTAACCCTGCTCGCCTATACCGTGATGAAATTCTCGATAATAACCAGTGGGTAGAGACAACCATCGGCGGCGGGTACGAGTGCGTATCTTACGCCTACGCCGGAAACTCTGAGGACGCCAACACACTAGCCTATCTGCAATCTTTTGACGGCACTTCAGCGGGGCAGCGCATTACGAGCAGCGCAGGCGGTGACCTGGAGGACAATTCAGACCTTACTTCTTTCGACCCTTTCCGCGTCTACCGCATATCTCCCACGGCTGCATTAGACACCTTCACGCAGCAACAACGTGAATGGTGGTTTAGGGATATGGGTATGGATGCGACAATTAGAGGGAAGATTGTTTTTGCCTACTTCCACGCTGACGATTTTGACGATGGAGACAACGACCTCAGCGAGGCAGAAAAGCAAAGCATTAGGGGTTGTCTCGATGCTCTGATCAGCACCGGCGCAGTAGTCGGTAGCCAGAAATCAGTAATGGCGTATATTACCGGCAACGGCTGGACCTGGAACGCAGGAACAAGTAAGTGGGAAAAAGCGCTTGCCGATAGTGGAGACTACCGACCTACCGGAGGAAGCGCTCTAGTCGGTGCTGGAACCAACGATCCTGACGGCGATGGCACCCCTAATATAATCGAGGGCATTGACGGGTCGACCTCTAAACCAGAATGCGTTACTGCTAGTGCGTACCAATATGAACGCGATAATAACCCGCGTCCCGGCCCATACGCTTGTGGAGCGCATCGATGAGCACACTTGCTGAAAAGCGCCTGCAGATTAAAACAATCCTTTCGACCGTCGCCGGTATCGGCCGGGTGCATGAGTACGAGCGCTGGGCGAAGGATATCACCAAGTTTAAGGCGCTCTATCAGGATGCAGACAAGCGGATCAACGGCTGGACAATTACCCGATCTTCATCCGGCCAGCGCGAAGGCGCATCGATGACGGTTAATACCTCGGATCTCTTCATTATCCGCGGCTACTACGGAGTGGAGGATGAGGCGGCATCGGAACTTGCATTTCAGGATCTCATTGAGAGCATCCGCATTGCCTTTCAGAATAAGTGGAATCTGAACGGCTACGCTGAGTCGCTTAGCCCTGACTTCGGCCCTGGCGCAGTGGGAAGCGGCGTGCAGGTGCGCGTGGTCGATTACCGGCTCTTCTTCGGGATCCTGGTGCATTACTGCGAATTAGTCCTGGGCGTCCAGGATCAAACGGATATCTAATAGGAGGTGCAACATGCCATATCAGTTAAAACCAGGTGTTGAATCTTTTCAGGTAGTGGATGGGCCTATGGCGTATACGACCTTTCAAAAAGGCAAAGCCTACGACCAGATCCCTCCTGAGCAGGCTGACAAATTTCAGGAAGTGGGCAATAGCGCTGCGCCGTCCAAAAGCTCAGCCCGCAGGGGAGCTGGCGCGCAGGGAAAAGGCGATAACGAGGTCGGTACGGGCACCGACATGACCGGAGGTGAATAACCATGAGCATTAGAAATAACATGGCATCGTATAACCTGATCGGCGTATCCGCCGATGTGTACGAGTCGGCAATTAACACGGCTCGTGCCTGTAATCTCGGGCTGCTGCTTGACAAAAGCAATATCTGCCAGATCGAGCCACGGCGCCAGCACAATGGCAACGAGGCAAACGGCAAGGAAGAACCAGATCGCATCGACGATCTGGGCGGAAATTCTAAAATGCCCTTTAATTTTGAAAAAGCGCAGCCGCAGCACTTCGGGTTTATCTGCGGTTATGGCCTCGGCAGTGTCTCCGTCGCCGCGGCCGGATCTACCGGCTATAAGCACACGATTGTTCCGATCACCTTTGATCTGGATGCGTTTAGATCGCTGCCGTCCTTTCCTCTCGTACAGAGGTTAGGCAATCAGGTGCTTAAAGAGCGCTTCACCAGCATGTTCGTTAACGACTTCACCGCTGAATTCGCCGAAGACTCATGGGTGAAGCTGAGCGGCAATCTGCTTGGCACCGGGCTGCGGGAAGATAACGTGACGGAAGAGTCAATCACGACACTTGATACCGCGACATCGCTCACGCTGGCTGCTAACGGCGTGCAGGGTTCGGATGCAGCAACACGGCTGAGCAATGTGCACCGCATCATCGCCGAGACATCGAGCGGCGTGTGGGTGGATGTTGCTTTCTCGGCAGTCAGCGCAGCAACCCCTGCGGTCATCACCATTACCGCACCGGGCGCTGGTGCAGCGGACATCACCTATAAGGTCATGTATATCCCGACCGAGGCCGAATCCTGGCACACCTTCCCCTCTCGGGTAACCGAGACTGCGCTGCGCGTGGTGCAGTTTGACGTGACGGTGGGCGGCAAATGGTCCGGCTCTGCGCATAGCGGCGGCCACAGCCTGGGCGGCGAGCTTAAGAAACTCACCTGGAAATGCAACAACAACCTGAAGGCACGGTTCAGCCCCGGATCCGGCAATCTCAACTACGCCGATCGGTGCCTGCGGTCAGGGCGTGTGCAGACCGTTGACTTCGATCGCGAGTTTAAAGACTACATCTTCCAGCAGCATATCGACGACAATGATACCTTTGTGGTCTATATGCTCGCCGAAGGCGCTGAGTATGAATCCGGCCATAAGTACACGGTTGAAGTGATTTTCCCGAAGGTCGGAGTCATGAGCGCAAAGAGGGGCGTGGCCGATAACAGGCTATCGGAAAGCCCATCGCTGCAAGTGCTTGAAGACAGCACCTACGGCAGCGTGATCGTCAATGTGAAGAACATGCAGGCTAAGTACGCGCAGGCGTCATAAGCGCGTAAGCGCGCTGATCCCGCGCCATGCGGGATGAACGGTCAACGGTGAACCGATAACAACCGACTGAAAGGAGGTATTTCATGCCACGAGGAGCTGCACCGAATATTCAGAACGAACTCAGAATCAATGATTCCGTTTCCGGAGATGTCATCACCCTGTTTTACCGCATACCCACTACCGAAGAGCGTGTGGCGTATCAGAAGGCCATGTTCGCTCGGAAGCGCAATAAGGTGGAAACCCATATTCCGGAGACGCGGCAGAAGTATGGCAAGAAGATCCTGACCGGGTTTAAAGAAGGAGACTTCTATAAGCTCGACGGCGACAAGAAGGTCTTCTTCTCGTCTGATCCTGCTTCTCCCAATTACGATCCCGACTGGATGAATCTAATCTGCACCTATGCAATGGATCTTCTTGAGTTCATGGCACTGCAGGTGTTTGAAGGAAATACGCGCGATTCGAATGTCTTCGCCGATGAAGAGGAAGAAGAAGCCGGAGAAATTATTGACCCAAACGACTGATAGAGGATGTCCGCGCTCTGTATGGCGGCAGGATGTGCACGGAGAAAGAGCATGAGAAATGCCTGCTTGATTTCGGAGAAAACCTGGAATGGAACTGCGCACAATGTCCAGACAAACGCCGGCCGGAATCGATCAGTGAATGGACCCTGCACATCCTCGATCTTCGCCGCCTGCAGCTTGGCGGATATCCGTTCGAAAAGAATGACCTTGATTATGAAGAATGGTGCGACCTGGGAACTGTCGCAGATTGCATTGCACGAATTAACCAGCAGCAAACCATCATCCCGGTATTTCCGGGTATGAAGCCGAAGCGATAAATGATCGGAAACTCCAACACAGTCACGCTCGAATTTAAAGTAAAAGACGACGGCTCGATCGAAGTGCTCGGCGGCAAGGTGAATGAGTTCGGCGAGCACAGCCAGAGCACGGCGTCGAAGGCGAAATCTGCCTTCGACACGATGAAAGCCTCGTGGATGCAGCTGGTTGCTGCGGCGTATGCGATCAAGGAAATTATCGATATTTATATGGATCATGACCGTGCCACTCGGGCAATGCAGACAACCTTTGGCCAGGCTGCAAACGACTATATCGCCCAAGCGCAGAAGATTTCCGACGCTTCGCGCAATATGTTCCATGTCGATGAGATCATGAGCTCAATGGCTACCTATGCCACGGCCATGAAGCGCTATGGCATCGAGGGTGAGCAGTATATTGATTTGATCAGCCGGGCTACCGATGTGGCGGCCGGGAAAAATATCGATCTAGAATCATCAATGAGCCGCATCACCTCGGCTATGCGCGGAGAGGCTGAAAGCGCGGAGTTCCTGGGGCTTACCCTAAACGACAATTATATGAAACAGATGGCGTTTGGCGGAGCCCTGCAGGCTACCTGGGAACAGATGTCAGATAGCGAAAAAGCCCATTTCCGCTATCTCGAAATGATGAACCAGACTGCGGAATATACCGGTAAAGCGGGAGAAACAGCACAGTCGTTTGAAGGGCAGCTAAAAATCCTTTGGAATACTGTAAAAGATCTGCTTATTCCGATTCTTTCCAATTTTCTCATTCCTTGGTTGCAGAAGGTAGCAGACGTTCTGCTTTTTGTGTCAAACGTGATCACGATGGATGTTGGTGCAGCACTGGCCTGGCTGCTGGATAAAATTGCCACGACGCTAACCTATCTCGAAAAGCTTCCCAAAATTGGAAAATATTTTGATGGCATGGCAGAGGAGGTGCGTGTTGTTGCGCAGGAAATGGATGCAATGGGTCAAAAGGGGGCTGAAGGCCTCATGAAGATTGTCAACACCCAGGAGAAGAAAGTTACGCCGGCTGTGCAGCAGACCATTAATGTCGAGCAGGAACTGGCGAAAGTAACCAAAGATGTTTCTGATAGGAACACGAAGGAAAAGGAAAAACAGGCTGAGAAGATTAGAGCGCTTGAGGACGCACTGCTTGATGACATTCAGAAAAATCGCCTTGATGAGTTCGGCTATGCCCGCTGGGCGATCGATGAAGAATATAAGGCTAAACAGAACCAGGTTAACGACAAAAAGCTGCTCGATGAATGGTACCTGGGAGAAAAAAAGAAAATTGACGACGCGGAGCTGAAAGCCACCGAGGAAAAAGCTGAAGAGCAGCGGAAGATCGAAGAGCAGCTCACCGATAAAATCAACGAGCTCAGCCTGGATCAGTACGAATATGCGGAGCAGAAGCTTGAGGAAGAGGTAGAAGCATTTCGCGAAGCCGGAATCGATGAAGCAAAGATAAAAGAATACTACAGTCTCCAGATGATGGAGATTGATAAGGCGCGATCCGATGCTGCTAAAGAGCAGCTCGAAGCGGAGCAGAAGGCCTTTGAGGAAGCCGCGGAAAAAGAAAAGGAGATGGTGGAGACGGTTTCCGATGAGATCGTCGGCGTCGGGTCCGATCTGGAGAACTGGCATGAAAATCTCTGGGATCGGATCGTGGGCTACGGGCTGAAGAAAGCTGCCGAGTACGCTGCCGGCGTCGCAATACAGCTCGCAAAAATGATGTCCGTAAGCAGCTCATCACTTGCGAGCATCTTTAGTGCTATTGGCGTGCCGGTCGGTGGATCGTCAACAGGTGGTGTACCCGGAGTATCTGGGGAGAGTTCTAGCGGTGGGATCTCCAGCATTCCTGGAATTGGATCAATGGGGAGCTTCTACCTCCCGTCCTCAATGGGTGGCTGGGAGATCGGACTAGGTGAATTAGGCGTGGCGGCTGTTGCTGGAAATTATCTTCCTCAACTCTGGGGTGGAGAAGGTGGATTACCATCCTCGCTGGGCGCCACGGCTGGGTATGTCGGAGGCACGGCACTATTGGGAACCAGCTTTGGAGCAGCTGTAACATCCGCAGCTACCGCAGCATTCGGGGCAACCTTAGGCTCTTTTGCAATGCCTGTTCTCGGAACAATCGCCGGTGCCGTAATCGGTGAGATCGTCGGAGGTCTGTTCGATGATTCCCATGACGAAGCGGTGCGCGATCGGCGAGGAGCGGTCTGGAGCCAGGCATTCACGGATATGATGTATTACGTGACCAATCCTGAAGAGGGAAGATCTCCTCTATCATATACCCAACAAGCAGGGTGGTATTCTAACGGTCAGTATCTGCCGTTCGAGCTGCAGCCCGACGATTCTCAAGCCAAGTTGCAATATGCCGGCTGGGCGCACACGGTTCTCCATGACCAGATGAGTGAGGAGGATTACATAGCCACCCTCGCTCAGTGGGATAATATCACTGCTGCTGTAGCAAATAGTCTGGATGCACGTGGGCTCGCGACAGCTCAAACTGCTGAAGAGCTTGCTAAGTTTGCACCTGTTATTGAACTCACCGGCCAGCTTATGGTGAATTGGGGCGCTGATGCTCAGGCGGCTGGTCAGGCATTCATCGAATTCTATGGAGCGTTAACTGCTGCCTCAATCGATGACTGGTTCACGAAGGCTGCACAAGGAGCCTCCACGCTCGAAGAGGCAATGGCGAACCTCCATGCGCTAGGAATGACTCCGGCAGAGGAAGCAACGATCACCTATAATCTCGCCCTGGATAAGCTACTCAACGAGGTCGAGCGCGGTTCCGGCGATATGATGTTTTGGTATGACCTTCTGGTACAGTCGAGAGGATCGTTAGAGGATATCGAGTTTTGGACAGCGGAACTCAATAACGCCGTAACGCTCCTCACAACCGCAGAAGATCTTAATGCAGGTCAGGTAGCATCACTCATCATGTATTATCGGGATCTGGAAGCAGCCCTTGATGGAGATACCGAAGCGCAAAAACGACTGGAATGGGAAACAGAGTATATTGCCGAATTGTTTGCCGACTATGTTCCTTCGGCTCTCGAGCTATATATCGACGCATTAAAATCTGCCGAGACACAAACTAATCTAACTGCATCAGCTATCAGTGCTGGATTCTCCGCAGGCTTCCAGGCGGCTACGGCGGAAGAAGGCTGGGCCGCTTTCGAGCAGGCTATCTACCAGAGCATTTATGACACCATCGAGCAATCCGTCATCGATGCGTTTATTCAAAGCGAAGTGTACAAGTCTGCCCTCGCGCCGTTTACCGAAACGATTGGTACCGCGATGGAGGAAGCCTGGGCGACGGGCATATTCGATCCGGCCGTGTTCAGCTCGATCATGCAGCCGGCGCTGAGCCAGACCATGACCAATATTGAAGCGCTGGAACCTGCATTCACTGACATTTACGCGATGACCGCGCAGATCAGAACGAATCTGGGACTAGACGGAACGGGAGACGAAACAACATCGGGCGGTGTGCTCGATACCGAAGCCTGGGAAGACGTTATAACGGATGCCGAAACACTCTCGGCAAACAGCGAAGAGATTATGAGCTATCTGGGCGGAATCCGGGATGAACTGATCGCAATCAATGCCATCAGCTTCGACGACAAAGAGCTGCGTATTAATGTGGTGCCCTACTTGGATGGAGAGGCGGTAACGCTGGAGGGTCTTACGGATGCGATTGTCGACAAGATCAGGGTGCGATCTGAAAACGGTGAAATCATACTGGCTGAGGCGGCATGAAAATTCTTTATAAAAACCTCATCGATGATGTAACTGCGACGATGACCTTCTCCTCGGAAGTGGCGACGCTTCCGGGCACAAACGTCCTCGATGATCAGCGCGGCAAGGTGTGGGAAACAACCGGCTGCGCATCGGAATGGGTGAAGCTGGTATTTCCGGGAAATAAATACTTCAATGCGATCGCCCTGGCTGGATTTAACCTGAGCGCATCGGCGACCGTAACACTGCAGGCAAACATGTCTGATGATTGGACCAGTCCGGCAGTGGAAGAGGAATTCGAGGTGTGGGAGCCGGTGATTGGTTTTGACGAGGGGCTCTATGGCGAGCATGGCTACGGCGGTTATCTGACCGACGATGAAATGCCCAAATACACCACAATGGTCCGGTTTCTTGCTGCAGCATACGCGTACCCCTACATCAGGCTGCTCATCGAGGACCTGGACAATGAGGATGGCTACCTGGATATCGGCCGAGTGTTTATTGGCGAGGCCTATGAGCCCTACGGCTACCATGACTGGGATTGGAAACTTATCGCAGTGGATCCCAGCGTAGTGACGAAGAGCGAAGGCGGCCAGGCGTATAAAGATATTAAGAGTCCGTTTAGCCTGGTGAAGCTGAAGCTGCAAAATCTCACCGATGAAGAGGCATACTACCGCTTTATACGCATCATGCAGGACTATGGAGTGCATGCAAACATTTTTATCTGCATGGATCCATCCAGCGCTCAGGGTAGGCTCTTTACCGGGGTGTATGGCTTCTTTCAAGGATCACAGCTTCCGCTGGGTAATTGCCACGTGAACCGCTGGCAGACCAATTTTACGTTTGAAGAGGCTGTCTAGATGACCTTTAACGAGTGGCTTGAAAAGACCAAGACTCGGAAAATTTTTCTCTTCGAGATCCAGTGCGCGAAGAAACAGACCGGCTTTGTCATCTACGGCAGCGGCCCGGCTTACTCGATTGCGATGACTACCGAGATCAGCGGTGTGGCCGAAAACGGCAGTGCCTACACTGAGCGAGCGAGCATCGCCCTGGTCGAGGCGAATGCCGGATCCTGGTATTGGGACCGGGCCGCTGAGCGACTTTACATCAACACCACGGGCAGCGACGATCCTGCCGGCTACACGATTATTTTGCGCCACACACTGTATCTTGCCAATATGGACCGCAAGCCGTTTAACAGCCGCTACTATGAGCCGCGCGTAATAGGGATTCCGTCATTCAAGAGAGAGATGCAGCAGGTATTTTATGGCCGATCAATGGCGAGCTTTGGCGATATCGAGATCGCCTACGATTCCAGCGCGCTCAGTTACCTTAAAGAGTGGACCTTTGCCGGCCAGCCGTTTACTGTACGGCTGGGAGGCCCGGAGCTGGCCGATGGCGATTATACCATAGTGCTTTCGGGTGTGTGCGACAAGGTGCCTGAGGTGTCAAAACGATCGATTAAGATCCCGGTGCGTGACAATGCCCGGCTGCTGAAAAAAAAGATCCCAACGACGTTTCTGGCCTCGGGTGCGAATGTGCCGGAAAAGAGCGTGGGCAAGCCGATTCCGGAATGTTACGGCACGGTCTATAACGTGCAGCCTCTCTTTACCAATTCGAGCACGAATGAGTACCAGGTGCGTGACGGTCGCATCAAGGACGTGTTGGCCGTGTATGAAGATGGTGTGGTGACTGCGTTGACTGTTACGAAAGATTCAGCTAACGGCAAGTTTCGCCTTTCCGGGCCTGCATCGGGTACGGTCACCTGCGATATCGAAGGGGCTTATGACGGATCGACCTTCTGGGATCTGCCCGGAGAGGTGAAAAAGAAGATCCTGGATGATTACCTGCCGGATGTATCTTACGTGGCGGCTGACTTCACGCAGCTCGATAGCGATCGACCCTATGAGCTGGGCATCTACCTCGATCGACAGGTCGAGATCGGAAAGGTTTTTGATGATATCGATTTGTCAGTGTGCGCCACGTCTGGCTTTAACCGGATCGGCGAGTTTTCGACCGCGGCGATTACGCTGCCCGGATCGTCTGCAAGCGTTACGTTTTCCAATAGCCCAAATGAGTACATTAAATTTGTTCTCAGCAAGGAGAAGGTGCCGGATGTGGTCTGGCGCGTGGTAGTCGAATACCGTGTCGACAACTCGAAGAGCGGAGATGATGACCTTACCAGGCGTGAGGCGGCGGAAATCAGTACAATCCTTTATCTCTACCCGGCAGCGGATGAAAAGACGATTACGAGCCTGCTGCGCGACCAGGCGGATGCGGCCGCGGTGGCAGCGCTCTACCTTGCGCTGCTCGGTACGCAGCTCTGGTTTCCGAAGTTCACGACAAAAATCAAGCCGTTTAGAGTGCAATTTCTTGAAGATGTGCGCGTTATCAATAGCGATTACGGCGTGAGTGGCTATTACACCGTGATCGGCATGGCAGAGGATTACGCGAAATCCGAGGTAACACTTACTTGTTACGGAGATGACTGATGGCTAATTTACCTGGTTTGCGAGATGCTAATTGGGGGGAAATACTCAATGGGTTCCTGCTCACGGAGCATAATGCCGATGGAACTCATGCCGCTGGAGCAGATGTAGCCTTCAACTGGAAGGTGAGCGGACACACTCCGGTATATGTATCCACATCCTCTTTTCGGATCAATGGTGCCAATCATACCGGGATATATGTCCGTGGACTTCGCGTGAGGATGGAAGATGCAGGTGGAACGGGGTATGTCGCTACGGTGTTAAGTTCCGTCTATGCAGGAGGGAATACCACTGTAACCATCGATAACACAAACTGCCCTGCTGATATCACTACTCTTAAATATGGCTTGGTCACTCCCTATGGCATCTATGGAGCAATACCAGAGATCGCATATCTGGCCGAATGGTATCTCCGATTGCCCAACCTGTATGCGGTTCCTGGATATGCACCATCCGAAGGACTTGTTAACACCGACACACCGGTGATCAAGTTCTCTCCGACAGTGGATAACAAGGTGAGGTTCGCCTTCAGGATTCCCGAAAAGAAGCACGGCATCGATATGAGCCGAGCCCTTGTGTTCCATCTCAAGTACGGAATGGAAACTTCGGTTGCCAGTAAAAAGGTATCGATGAATATAACGTACCGATTGAATCAGGCTGCTCCTGTGTCAGTTGAAGATGAGATCACCGTTCCCAACACGACCACGTGGGCGATCCACAATGGAGTAAATCTAAGGATCGCCGCTGGAGCGTATATAACAGGGCAGACAGTAACAGGTGTTCTTTGGCGAGATATCGATGGAGTGGCGCAGAACCACACCGGAGCCTTCTGTTTGCTTGAGGATGGCTTTTGGGTAACTAACGAAGCATAAGGAGGGAGGCACCATGCCGTTAATTGGTGGATTTCGATCGATGAAGGTGGAAGTGGATGTGGTGTACCAGGCTGCAGCCCCAGCTGCTCATGCCGCACTCTACAATGTTACAGACTATTCTGGATCCGGAGTTCTGAAGAGAGTGAGTCAATTAAATCCTTCGGGTGCAGAATATTGCTATCTGACTATCACTATCGATGGAGGTACGGCAGAGGCAATTAATGCTGATGGAGTAACAGGCCAAAAAGAATTGATGTACGGATATTTTAGCAATGATGTGTCCCTGGATCTTTATGCGGAATTTAACAGTGCATTGTTAGTGAAGATTGCGAACGATCATGCGTCAAATACCGCCAATATAAGCGGGCTTTGTGCCTACGCACATCTCTCTGAGGAGATCTCACGGGAGATCATCCCTGCCGGGCAGCCGTTGCCGGACAGAGATCATACGTACCCGTTCGATGTTCTGGTAGTAAGGTACGCTACCGGAGGCTCCTCGATCAAGTTCCTCTCTTCTGAGATGCCCCGAACGTGGTTCGATGCTCAGGGGCGTTTGCAGGGTAAGTTAGTAAAACCGAAGTATAATCCCGTAGCGATCGGACAAGCAGGGATTGACTACGAGACTGGATCTCCGAAGTTCGTCTATGAGGACGCCGTTGAGGACAAGGTGGTGGACGTGGTACTGACGGATATGGACGGTTACCCCGGAAGCAAGGTATTCTCTGTTCCCATTGTGAAGGGTGTCATCGATAGCCAATATCTTCCTGTTAAGCCATCGGCCATTAAGGTAGATGCAACGAAGATTATTTCAATAGCATAGGAAAGTCCGGCGCGCGGATCTGGCCGGATCCATCGCGCCGCTCATGCTGATCTGCCAGCACAAGGCCCGCTTGAGGCGAGCAACTCTCCTTTTGAGATGCGATTAATGTTAATAGCTTAACCGGTCGACAGGATCGGAATCAAGGAGATCAGCATGAACAGTCCACTGCCGTATATCGGAGGAAAGAGTAAGTTGGCGGCTACGATAATTGAGATGATGCCGAAACACGAACTGTATTGCGAGGCTTTTGCCGGTGCAGCGTGGGTATTGTTTCGAAAGGAGCCGTCAAAATACGAGGTTATAAATGATCTGGAAGAGTTTCTGAAGCAGTTTAAGTGGCTGCTATCGTCCCGCGAATGGTTTGAGGACTGGAAGCGCCAGCAGCAGGCCGGAGGGCTTACCGATATACAGCGGGCGGCCCGCTACTACTACTTACAGCGCCATTGCTTCGGCGGAAGGGTGCATAATCGAAGCTTTGGTGCGGCTCCGCTGCGAGCGCCACGGATCAACCTGCTGCGGCTCGAGGAAGAGCTTTCGGCAGTGCATCTGCGGCTGGCGCGGGTGACGGTTGAGAATCTGCCCTGGTGCGAATTCGTCAGGCGGTATGATCGGACGGAGACACTGTTTTACTTTGATCCGCCGTATTTTAAGACGAAAGATTATGAGCATAACCTGGGCCTGGAGGATTATCAGGCGCTGGCTGGTGTCATGGACGGGCTGACGGGAAAGGCGATTCTGAGCATCAACGATCATCCGGAGATGCGAACGGTGTTTAAGAGGTTCAACATGAGACCCGTTTCGCTCACGTATTCGGTGTCTGAGAAGACGTGTACGGAGGGAAAAGAGTTGCTGGTGAGCAACTTTTAG